TGAACTGTTGGTCGAAGCGATCAAGATGATGTCGCCGTCGCTGTAACCGTGAGCCGTGGAAGTCACCACGCCGGCTGTCGTGATTGCTGTGACGGTCTTATTGACCCCGCTCGACACAAGATAGGTGAAGTACGACCAGATCCCGGTGGTGAAGTCATAGACAAGCGTAACAGTCGAAGCAACAAGCGTCAGCCCGTAGAGAAGGTGACTCCCCACGTTCGCGCCCCACGAATACACAGTTGTCAGCGCATCGGCGTTGAGAATCTTGTCGATCTGTGGAGTGCTGATCTTCTCGGGGGATTGACCGTTCAATCGGAAGATGCCGCGCCCGAATCCGTCTTCTGTCTGACCCATCCAGACCACCGTTCCGGCCAGTTCCTTGACCGAATCCTCAGACGCGCACCCGATCTTGAACGTGGCATTCTGAACAGGGGATAGAATTGAACCGGTAGCGTTGGCCGCATCGTAGAAGAACTCAGTCGAGTACGTCTTGAGTGCCATCAGATAACTGTTGTACTTCGCCAGATACACGCCAGCGTCAGGTTCAACCTGTGAGCCTATGAACTCCAGCGCGGCCCAACTGGATGCATTTTCCAGCGCCGACTGATAGATTTCGCCGGCAGGGTTCATCACGAAGAATCGTCCGTCGAGGAAGGCGCAGCCGCGTGTCGTATTACTCGGATAGTCAGTATCCGTAATTTGCGAGACAGCGTAGCGGTTCGCGGTGTTGGTGGCATAGGTGCTTGCTGTGCCGCCGTCCTCAAGCTGCGCCCAGGCCGCATAGACCTCATCACCAGATGTGGTGATCTTGACGCCGCAAGTGACAGTACCGGAGGCAGTCAGGGTCGTGTCAAACCGCGCCCATGATCCGGTGGTCGTTTCGACACTGTAGGTCGAGCCATCCACCGTGATGCTGATGTTGCCGGTGCCAGTCTTGCGCTTGAGGTAGATCGACAGGGTACGATTGAGCGACCCTCCAGCAAGCGTGATCGACTGGAGCATGGTCGCGTTGCCGGCAGTTGCGGTGAGCGTGAAGGCCTCCGTCCCCGCGTTCGGATCGGTCTGTCCAGAGGTCAGCGTGATGTTCGTCTTGACCCATGCGGCATTGCTGAACAGTTGCGAGTAGAGCAACTGGTTCGCGTTCAGCGTGATGTTCGTCTTGACCCATGCGGCATTGCTGAACAGTTGCGAGTAGAGCAACTGGTTCGCGTTCAGCGTCATGTAGTAGCCAGCCGTCTTGGTCTTGAGGAATAGCTGTGTCATGTCGGATGAGATAACGTGGTCATACATGATTAGACTGTTTGGGCTACCTTGCCACCGTCAATCGTCCCACCATTGAACGGTGTGCCAGAACAATCGAACGGTGTTGGGTCTGAAAATTGAGTAACTCGGACAAACGTAGTTGGAGTGCCAAATACGTTGCGCGTTTCAACTCCGACGTAAGTAACCCAACCGTTAGAAATTTTTGTGGCGCACGATTTGAATGCTGTAGCAGTCCCATACCATGCTGAAGCGGCAGCGCCCTCGCTTGCACATTCCGGCCCTGGAGTAGTAGCGTTCAATGCTGCTATCAAATTCACATTGACCCGATACCTCGATGACGTAGGCGCTGTCGTGCTCCATTGCGGGGAAGTGCTTGGGTTGTTTCCGGAGTTAGACGGAGCCATACTGTAGTAGGTCACGCCGCCATACGTCACCGGATCACCGATGGCGTAGGTCGCATCCTCGTCCCAAACAGGAGTCTCATAAGACCTCGCCCAAAAACTACCTGTCCCCGGTGTGTTGCCCGTATTCGATCCGCTAGTGGAGAACCACATAGCACCGAGATACCAAACTGCATCACCGTAGTTGTACAGTGTCACCGATGACCACTCACCAGTGTCGAGCGGCCACGGGAAACTGTCTTCTGTCACATCGGTTACGGTATCGCCGTAGATGACAAGCAATCTTCCATCGAACACTATCAGTCCATCACCAAGCCCTGAGTAGGTGTCGGACAGTTCAAGTCCTGGACGGATCACAGCTTTGTCGCTACCCTGCTTCGACTCTTTCAAACAGTTCGTCAGGCGAGCGTTCTTGTTGCTCACACCGTCCTTAGTGCTCAATAGAGGGACAACTGGCAACCTCATAGCGGACTCTGCGCGAAGTCAGTTGCACCGTTGCCAACTGTTCCAATGGTGGTCGGCGTTGTTCCGAAACCAACAGTCGAACCATAGACGGAGATCAGCGTTCCGAAGAAATCCACAACTCCGTTGCCGTTACCCGAGGCTGTTGCAACAGTTTCAAGCGCGGGGCGTAATGCAACGTAATCGACTCCTTCGTCTTTTTCCAACAATGTATTCGTCAGGCGCTCATCCTTGTTGGATGTGCCGTCCCGCGAATCTATGTTAGATGTAAGTGGAAGCCTCACGCAATCATCCCACCGCTGAAGATGTTGGAACGCTGTCCGCCGATCAGGTATCCCAACTCGCTGCTCATCAGCATTTCACGATTGTTGGCTCGCTTGATTGCCGCTTTCGACTCTATCGCAATCGACTTGACAGACGATGACGGTTCTTTCTCGTACTCAGGTGCGACTTCGATAGCGAGGTTGTATGCCAAAGCACGTTCGTAGCCCTGTGGCAGCGTGATCGTGGTTGATAGCGCCGCCAGTTCAGCAAGCGTAGTCCATGTGACAATGTGCAGACTGTGTGCCGTATTTGGTACAGGCCAAAGTTCAAGCGTTCCGGTTGTCAGCGTCGGCTCGTAGTAGGCGTAAATCGGGATGTCGGAGTCCGAAGTCTTGTCCGGGATCGACAGCCATTTGTCCTTGTCGATCAACTCCACCGGGTAGTCGATGTTGCTTGCACGGACATAAACGTTCTCGATCTTCGACGGGCGAGGGGTCAGAGCGAAGTTGCCTGCCGGCCCCACCGTGTAGGATGCGTCAGTTGGGACAAGAGTGAATGCCGTATCCACAAAGGCATAGACATACAACTTCTCGGTCTGCCACGATGAGATCATGGCGTTGAGCGCAGTCAGACCATCGTTGGATTCAGCCGTAGTCGGGGATTCGCCGGAAGCGATAGCGCCGATCAGCCGCAGTGCTCGGTCGATAATGGTCTGCGCTGTGCTCATCAGCCTTCTCCATCATTCAAAACTGATGGAACCTCTTTGCGAGGGCGTCCAGGGGCGCGTTTGACCGACTGTACCTGCAGTGTATCAGGTTCGGGAACTTTTGCAATAGTCACCGTATCGGATTTTACCGCGTCTTTCTGTTTCGCCTCCATCAGCGCATCCCAAATTGGTTGACCATCAACCCATCCATCAGCCGCAGCAGCGATCAATTCATCTTCCGGAATGTGACGGAATCCACCGTCACTCTTAAACATGAGTTTCATAATTCGATCCTCCTGGTTGCTTCAATAGAAATTCGTGGAAGTTGCCTGCGTAACAGTTGCTCCCGGACCAATGATCAAGTTGCAATGTCGGGATGATCCAGATTTCACCACCAAGATCGAGCCAGTTGCGGGAGAACGCATAATCCTCACCGTACCACACGCCCTTGTGTGCGCCATGATTGAACAAGTCGATCTGTGGATTGCACTTTTCCCCGTAACACAGTTCGGGGTATGCCTCAATGAAGCGATTGACCGCTTGCCGGGTGATCTTGAGGAATCCAGCCGGAATGCAAAACCCTTTGATGCACCCGTCGTCGCGGACAATGGGTGCTCCATTCAAGCCTGGAATCAGCCGACCCATGTATTCTTCTTCGTCTTTTTTGTACCGGTATGTTCCAGAGACAACATCGCCGGGAGTTTCGATCAACGTTAGGAGGTCTTGCGGTCGCCACGACAAATCGTGGTCAATAAACACAATCACGTCCGCTTTGGCGTCGAGAGCTTGTCGGAGCATCATCGACCGTGAAGCCGAGATATACGGGCATCCAACACGCCACACGCTTAACTCATCCCACCCCGCTTCAATAATCAGCGGGATTGATGCAGCAAGACTGTCGAGATAGGGTTGATAGGGTTTGGTGATGGTTGGGGTGCAGAAGACAACCTTTTTACCGGGCGCGTCAGGTTGCCAAATACCGTCGAGCGGTTTGGTGATGATTGTTGTCATGTGAAAACGGGGCCGGAATTACCCGGCCCCACTTGTTACGCCGTAGCCCAAACGCCGAGGCCGATGAGCGTCTTCTGGATTTCCTGCACCGCAGCCAGTTGCGTAGCGCCGAAGTCGCTGGACGAGGCCAGCGCCGAAGTCGCATGAACAGCCGAACTGTAGGGACGTTGCACCACGGGAACAGCGCCGTAGAAAGCAACCTTTTCGGTGACGGATTTACCAATCTGTGCACCGGCAGGGCCGTTGTAAGTGACCTGTTCGTAATCTTGAGCAGCCATTTCGATTCCTTTCGTGTGATGAGAACGGGGCCGGTGTTATCCGGCCCCTGTGGATTAGGCAGCGGCGGAACCGACGAGGCGGCAAGCCCAAGCGGGACGGAGAGCAGCCATGCCGTAGAGGATGTCCAGACGCATCAGGAGTTCGTCATTGCGAATGTCCGAGGCCATCCAGACACGCATCGACAGGCCATCCTTGACGCGACGGGTACACTTGTGAGCGTCTTCCATCAGCGGCAGGTCAGCCGTGACGAACTGGAACGCTTCCTTGTGGTACATCAACGACTGGACGTAGCTGGTCGACGCGGCACCGATCCACGTAACCGTCTTGCTGTTGAAGTCCGTGGTCGCCAGAGTGCCGCCAGTCGAGGACACGACGTTCTTGCGAGCGCCGGTCAGGATGGTAGCAGGGGACACGGTGCAGACGCCGGAAGCGTTGGCCGTCACAACGAACTGTTGCAGGTGCGGGTAAGCCGCCTTCGTTTCCGGGTGGCAGGCATACACGCCGGCAATGGTGAAAACAGCACCGACCGCTTGGGTGGTGATGGTGTCAGCCATATCGACGGTGGTGCCGCCGTCAGTGACCTGAGCATCAGCGTCGGTAGTGCCGGTCACGTCGTTGCCGTTGGTCAGCGTCCAGACTCGCTCGTTCTCGTAGAAGTTCGCCATCGCGGTGCGAGCGATCAGACCCTCACGATACTGCTCGGAGATGGCATTCGACGGGTTGAAGTAAGCCGCCACACCATTCACCAGAGCGCCCATCGTGACCGAATCCATCTGGATCGAACGCATATCCTTCGGTGCAAGACCCTGATTCAGCTTGGCGCGAGCCTTGCCGGGAACGTCCAGCGACGTGATGCCGGTGCCAGCGGAGCCGGCCACGTTGTAGGTCGCCTTGGTCGCGTAAGCGAGGAAATCGCTTTCGATGCCCGAGGCCAGAACCGCAACAGCCGGCTCGATGTAACGCTTCGAGAAGGCGGCAACGTCGGAAGGGCTGTCGGTGTCGAGGGTCAGTTCAGCCGAGTTGAAGCGCATGTCCACACCGTCCTGCGTGGCGACGGTGATGTTCTGAGTCGCTTCGTCCTGATCCTGAACGTCCATGACGCGGGAACCCTGACGACGGGTGTATTCGTTGGGTTTGCGAACGCGCAGGGTACTGCCGATCTTCGCGCCGGTCTTACCGAAACTGTCGTCGTACTGGAGGTCGGTGGTGCCGATGAAAGAGAGCTTTTCATGGGCGATGGACTGCGCTTCACGCGCAACCATGTCGATAAATTTCAATGTATTGGCCACTTTATGTTTCCTTTCAAAGAGTTAGCTTAGGCCGCTCGGCCTGATTTGCGCCACTTCTCGTATTCCGCGTCGGACATCTTGCCGGGGTCTTTCGTGACCGCGACTTTCGCGCCGACAGGCTTGATCGGGGGTGGTGCGTTGGTGGTTTTGACTTCAGGTTTGGCGCTTGCCAACCGTTCCTCGATTCGACCGAGTGTGCGAATAGCCCCAATGGGACTCATGCCGGCAATCTGTTCCGCTTCATCAGGGTTGTTGGCGAGGTAGTACGCCAATTTCGGCCCGATGTCGCTTTCCATGATCGCCTGTTGCATCGGGGCAGTCATCGGGACATCGCTGGATGCCAAGACTTCCTCGAAATCCGGCATCTCTGCCGTGGCTGCTGCTACTCGCTTGTTCCAACTGTCAGCGGTCTTTTTGCGATCCGCTGCTTCGCGTTCCGCCGCTTGACGCTTCTCGCGCTCCGTCAACATTGCTTCGATCTTCTTTTCGGCGCGGTAATCCGCAACCGCACGGACATATTCATCGAAATTGTCGAACTTGTCAATAGTCGGTTCTCCGGTATCGACAGGTCGCTGTTGTTGGGGCGCACTCTGCCGCGCTTCCATAGCCGCGACACGTTTTTCGAGCATCTTGGCACGGGCTTCCGCCTCGTACTTCTGCCGAACGGCCCGGTCGATGCGCTTCTGAACTCCTTTCGGAAGTGGTTCTTCAGCTTTCTCGACGGTAGGTTTTTCGTCTGCAACTACCTCCAGGGGATCGGTAATCTGCGACTGCGGATCAGTGATCGGGTTAGTGGCATTGCTTGACGGCTGACCCTCATCAACAACAGTTTCGGCTACAACGTCCATGTTCGTTCAACTCCTTGGTTATGTCCGTCAATCAGCTTGACGTTGGCTTTCCTGCTGGTTCGACCGTTCCTGCATGTACATCTCCTGTTCGTCGTCCTTGTCTTCCTGAACGGCGTTGTGCATCATTTCAGCGTGTTTCGTTTCAGCGGCGATCTCGGAATCCCGGTTCTTCGCGTCAGCAGCGATCTTGGCGACCAGAACTCTGACCTCCGCATCAAGCTGTTTCCACTTGTCCTCGTACTCCAGCTTCAACATCTCCATACCAGAGTTGTCCTGTTGCGGCGCTTCGGGTTGAGCGTTGCCAATGGCAACGAGTCTTGCCGTTTCAGCCTCGAACTGGCTGATCTGCGCTTCCTGCGCCTTGATCTGAATCTCAGCCGCCTTCAGATCGTGACCTGTCTTCAACTTGTCGTTCTCGACACGCAACCGTTCGATCTCGTCAGCCGCCGCGTTGATCGTTTCATCTTTCTGCTTGATCGCCATGTCGAACTGTTCAATCGCCTGTTGCATCTCGGGTGGCATCTTGTCCATTACCGCTTTCTGCTCGGCTTCCAAGATCGGCGGCGGCAGAACCATGTGCAGACGCTTGCTGATTTCTTCAGCACCCGGCCAGTCCATGTTCTTCACCATCAGGTCGCCAATGACGTTCATCAACTCAGGATGGGCCTGAATCATCGTCACCATGCTCTCGGTCGCTTCCTGACGCAGCGTGTTGTATGACGGGCCGGAAGTGATTGTCACGTCGTAGGTGCCAACACCGGGGTTGTACATCATCTGCAAACCTTGCTTCTGGCTGGCAGTCGGCAATCCGGGATCGAGTGATGCCTCGCTCATTGTGCCGTCGTACCCCATGATCCTCACGACTCGCTTGCTGTCGTAAATCTTCGGGATCAGATCGACAATGATGCGACCACAGTGACGGATGGCACGGTTCAGGTTGTCGTGGTAGTGGAACGTGCCGGTATCGCCCTCGCGTTGGCGAGCCATGATCGCCTTGCCGCTACGCTCGTTCGACGGTGCGCCCAAAGACGCGGCATACATGCCAATCGCGCCTTGGATGTCGTGCTCGCTGATCTGCATGTCTGCCTGAAACCCCTGCGGGATGTCCGAAGGATTCACACGCTGCGGGGGTGGTACAGGCTGACCGTTCAGTGATGTCGGCTTGTAGCGCAACACCGAATGGCTGACTGTGTTCGCTGTGTTCCACTCGTCCTCATAGTCCTCGACCTGACCTTCAGCAGCAAGCCACGGGGCTTTCGGAGTGAGTGCTACCCGCTCGGCAAACGCTGACCGCGAGTAGTTGTAGAGGCGCTGTGCGTCCTTGGCAGGACGGATGATGCCACTGTGGGTCACTTTCCCCTCAATGTCGATCTCGTTGCCCCACACGACGCAGATTGGGATGTACTTTCCCGGCCACTCCTGCGGTTCTTCCAGATACTCTGCACCCGATACTAACGAGTGCTTGACCTTGCGAACCGGAATGTTGCGAACTGCCTTCACCATCGAGTCGATCTCGACCAGACCGCCCTCTTTCAACTCGTCGTAGCGAGCCTTGGAGATGACCGTTCCATCGACCATCTGATACAGGGTGCGATCTTCCTCGACCACTTCCCAATACCGGGCGACACGCACTTCATCACCGTACCAACCCTCGTACTTCTCGTTTGTCTTGAAGTCAGCCGGCAACTTGTTGGGGTACTTTTTCTCAAACTCATCCTTCGTCATCGTTTCCATGACGAAAGCGAACTTCATGTCGGAAGCGTCTGCTTCCACGCTTTCCGGGTCAATGATGATCGTCAGCGGGTTCCTGACCCGCTTGATACAGATGTCCTGATCGAATGTTTCTTCGCCGGAATACTCCGTCGTGACAGTGAAGTATCCGAACCCGCCCGTTGCCGAACTGTCCAGTGCCGTATCGTAGGCAGCGTCCGCATTGCTGCGTGATTCAATGTGCTTGACGATCCCCGCCATGATCTCGGCAGTGGCAACGTCAGCCTTTGAATCAACCGGGGAAACCTTGATGGAGGGTCGATTCTGCCGACCATCGTTGACAATTTGCCTGATGTACTGGTTGAGTTTGTCGACCGTCAGGCAGGGGCGCTTGTCTTTCTCACGTTGGGCGACGATCTCAGCAGGCCATTGCTCCCCGGCTCGGAACTTGATGTCGTCCAATGCTGCTCGCCGGTCATCGCCCCAATACTTGTCGGCCAGCTTGAACTTCTCGCGCATCTCGTGAAGCGGATCAACCTTGAGTTCTTTCGCTTCTTCCTGCGCCTCATCGGTCACGGGGTTCGTAGCCATGTGTGTGTCCTCACTTCTTCGGTGGGCGCTTGCCCTTGCCTTTACAACCCATGTCGATCTCCTTTACAACCCATGTCGATCTCCTTTACAACCCATGTCGATCTCCTTTACCCCATCCAAGCGCCGTCGTTCGAGCGGCCAACTGTTACCGGACGATATGTGGAACGGGATGCTACCCGATCTTTTAACAGTTTGCTAGTGACCTTGTTTGCCACAGGATACGCGAACGTCAGCGCCAGCGCATCAGCCACGTCCGGTGACGCAACGCCGCGCTTCTTCATGGCGTCTTTCGACTCCAACTGAATGGCACCGTTGCTGGTTACTTTGTATTCTGGGCCACACAACTCGGCCTTCAGGTATCGGTTTTCCTGTGCTGCGTTCTGACCTGTGCTTCCAATGCTGGCCGTCTTCAGCCACTCCCGCATCTCACCCCACATCTCACCACGCTTATTGGCAAAGGCTATCGAGTTCGATTTCCATCCGAAATTTACCCCCCTGACCTTGTACCGCTGCTCA